GAGAAAAACATGGCATTTCAGCTATCACCAGGTGTCCTAGTTTCTGAGAAGGATTTAACCAGTGTAGTCCCAGGTGTTGCATCTACAACAGGTGCATTTGCCGGAGACTTTCAGTGGGGTCCAGTAGAAGAGGTCACAACAATAAGTTCTGAGAACCAACTTGTAGAAAGGTTCTTCGAGCCGAACGATACTAATGCAGCCGGATGGTTGACAGCGGCATCGTTTTTGGCTTATGGTAATAACTTGAAAGTAGTCAGAGTTTTAGATGACGACGCAGCACTTAATGCAGTAGCATCAGGTTCAGCAACGTTAATTAAGAACGATGACGACTATGTGAACAATCACTCAACCGGTCAAGGCTCAAATGGTATGTGGGCTGCTAAATATCCTGGCGCTATGGGTAACTCCCTTAAAGTGTCATTTGCGGATTATAGTAATTACGACAACAACTCAGTAGCAAGCGCAACTGTAACAGCAGGTGGATCTGGATATTCTTCAGCTCCTACTGTAACATTTAGTGCTCCTACTAGCGGTATTACAGCAACAGGAACTGCAACAGTTTCTGGTGGTGCAGTAACAGCAATTACTATTACTAACGCAGGTAACGGATATACTTCAGCACCTACTATTACATTTAGTGGCGGTGGCGGTTCAGGAGCAGCAGCAACAGCTGTATTAGCTTCTGATTGGCTCTATAAAGACAACTTCAGTAACGCACCTTTAACTTCTTTTAACACTTTGTTAAAAGGTGGTGCAAATGACGAACTACACATTATCGTTATTGATGAAGATGGATTGTTTACAGGAACAAGAAATACTGTCCTTGAGAAATTTGAAGCAGTTTCAAAAGCTTCGGACGCTCAAGGCCTAGATGGTGAATCAATATATTACAAAGACGTGATTAACTCACAGTCTAAGTATATCTATTGGACAGACCATCCAGCAGGCGACTCTACTTGGGGTAACTCTCAAGCAGCGCAAACATTTACATCAGACTATACAGCAGGAGAAGCAACAGTTTCTCTTACAGGCGGTGTAGATGACGCTCCAGATAGTGGAGATATCCAAGCAGGATACTTACTATTTGCAGACAAAGATACAATAGACGTAAGTCTTATTATAACAGGTGACATTGGAACAACTGATCAAAAATATATTCAGGACAACGTAGCAAGACATAGAAAAGATTGCTTAGCATTCTTATCACCACAGAAATCAAGTGTTGTAAACAACGCAGGTTCTGAGGTTACAAGCATAGTAACTAATAGAAACGCATTATCAGGAACAAGTTTTTCTGTAATGGACGGTAACTATAAGTATATGTATGATCGTTACAACAACGTATATAGATGGGTTCCGTTAAACGGAGATATAGCAGGTCTTTGTGTAAACACAGACAACGTATCAGACCCATGGTTCTCACCAGCAGGTTATAACAGAGGTGTTATTAAAAACGCTGTTAAACTTGCATTTAATCCTACACAAGCAAATAGAGATGACTTGTATCAAGCAGGTGTTAATCCAGTAATTAACAAACCAGGTTCTGGTATTGTATTACTAGGTGACAAAACTATGCTTGCAGCATCTAGTGCTTTCAATAGAATTAACGTGAGAAGGTTGTTTATGGTTGTAGAAAAAGCTATTGCAGCAGCAGCCAAATTCCAATTGTTTGAATTTAACGACGCATTTACTAGGTCTCAATTCACATCACTCGTAACACCATTCCTTAGAGACGTCCAAGGACGTAGAGGATTGTATGACTTTAAAGTTATCTGTAATGAAAGTAACAATACAGGCGAAGTTATTGATAGAAATGAATTCGTAGCTGACATCTTCTTGAAGCCAGCTAAATCAATTAACTTCATACAACTTAACTTTATCGCTACCAGAACTGGTGTTTCATTTGATGAGATAGGCGGGTAACGTATAAATAAAGGTATAGGAGAAAGACATGCCAGACATACAAGCATTTAGATCGAGATTAGGAGAAGGTGGGGTAAGACCTAACCAGTTCTTAGTTAGAATCAATTGGCCTTCTGTTTGCCCGAGTGGATTGAGTTTAGATGGGTTAGATAACTTATTGGTTACTGGAGCAGCAGCCCCAGCATCCACAGTAAACCCAGCTATCATCCAGTATAGAGGTAGGGAAGTTAAATTTGCAGGCGAAAGAATATTTGATCCGTGGACAATAACAGTAGTAAACGCTTCCAACTTTGGATTACGTTCAGCTTTTGAAGAGTGGATGGATGCAATGAATGGTAGAGCCGATAACGAAGGAGCTTTAAGCCTCCAGGAATACGGCGCTATGATTGAGATAGAACATTTAGATAGGAACGATCAAGTCCTAGCTACTTGGCAACTCAACCAGGCATTCCCAATCAACTTGTCAGAAATTGCATTACAATATGCACAGAACGACATCTTGGAAGAATATACTGTTACATTCCAGTATCAAGATTACGAATACCAGAAATAAGGTGTTCAAAACGTCTAAAATTTTAGGCTAAGGAAATTATGGATTTATTTGGATTTGAAATAAAGAGGAAGGATAAGTCTACAAATGAGAAATCGTTTGTAGCGCCCTCTGAAGATACGGCGATAGAAAGTATAAGAGCCGGTGGTTATTATGGCACCTACATGGATTTGGAAGGTGTCGCACAAACCGAGGCAGAACTTATAAAAAGATATCGTGACATCGGCATGATGGCTGATGTAGACACAGCAATTGAAGACATTATTAATGAGTCAGTTGCACAGTTAGAAAACGAAGCGCCGGTAGAACTTAATGTTGACAATGTCCAATTATCGTCAGCAGTTAAGAAAAGAGTCCTAAGTGAATTCGAGGAAATTAAAAGTATCCTGGACTTTAAGGACAGAGCCCAGGATTACTTCCGTAGGTGGTATATAGATGGACGAGTATATTTCCACAAGGTTATAGACCTTGAAAATCCTAAAGATGGGATAAAAGATATTAGATATATCGACCCTCGTAAAATTAGGAAAGTCCGAGAAGTCAAGAAGGAAAAGAATCCTTCTGGAGTTCAAATGGTTAAGAGTGTTGAAGAATACTTTATCTATAATGATAAAGGTGTAACACAAAAGCCTGGAGCATATGTAGCACCTGAAAACCAACAAGGTTTGAAGATTACAAAAGATGCTATTACATATTGTCCAAGCGGATTAGTAGATCAAGATAAAAACATACCTTTATCTTATTTACATAAGGCTATTAGGCCAGCTAACCAATTAAGAATGATGGAGAACGCAGTAGTCATTTATAGGATTACAAGGGCTCCAGAAAGACGTATTTTTTATGTAGATGTTGGTAACTTGCCAAAGATGAAGGCAGAACAATATCTAAAAGACATCATGGACAGGTATAGAAATAAACTTGTTTACGATGCTAATACAGGAGAGATACGTGATGATAAGAAATTTATGTCTATGTTGGAAGACTTCTGGTTACCTAGAAGGGACGGCGGAACAGGGACACAAATTGATACATTGCCAGCAGGTCAAAACCTAGGGCAAATAGAAGACGTAGAATATTTTCAACGTAAATTGTATCAAGCATTGAATGTTCCAGTATCACGTTTAGAACAACAGGCAGGATTAAACTTTGGTAGAGCAGCTGAGATAAACCGAGACGAGATGAAGTTTACAAAATTCATCATCAAGTTAAGAAGGAAGTTCTCAGTTATGTTAAGTGATCTTTTAAGAACACAGCTCTTACTAAAAGGTGTTTTAACTGAAGACGACTTTGATGCTATTAAAGACGATCTAGAGTTTGAGTTTGCTACAGATGCTTACTACACAGAATCTAAAGAACAAGAGATTCTAAGAAGTAGAGTAGAAGTATTAAATGGATTAGCAGCTTACATAGGAACATTTTTTAGTAAGCGTTATATACAGAAAAACGTATTAATGCTTACCGATGAAGAGATTGAGACTATCGAAACAGAATTGTTAAGTGAGCCTCAATATCAAAGACAATATCAATGGAGTCCATTGAGTGCAGTTCAACAAGACGCACCTGAAGGACCCGAAGGAATGCCAGGAGAAGGAGTTCCAGAACCTGGCCCAGATAACGGAGCATAAATAGTATGGCAGAAAATGAGAACAATGAAGTTGAAGTAGAGGTTCACGAACCTTCTACTAACAATATGTTGGACAATATGATTGCTGGTAAGGCATCAGAAGTTCAAGATAATTTTAACGATTTAATGCACAGTAGGGCAACCGAAGCATTAGACCAACGTAAGGTAGAGCTTGCTAAAGATATCTTTAGACAGTCTA